TGCCATTTTTGTAACTGGAGCAATCCGGTATTGATTGCTTCACGTTGCACACAATCGCTAACTCGTTGTCAGTTGCTTCAAGGGTGAATCGCCGTTGATCGCAAGTAAACTTGACGTACCTCAGCACTTCGTTTTGTGGCTTGTTGCCAACAATCGAAGCCGCGATTTCGAGCGACTTGAGAAACGGTAAACGCTGGACTGTAACCTTCATACCTAACCTCCATTAACTCATAACGAACCGGCTTTGCTTGGCATCCTGCCAGGCAAGCCAACAGTAAAACAATTCGCATCTTGCTGTACCTCCAAAGGATCGGGCAGGATTCGCACCTGCTGTGCTGAGTGGCTTACCGTGATCTCAGTCGTACTAAACGCTCCGACCCTCACCGCTTTTGCGGTTGCTCGTTACTCAATCGATCCGCTCACCAATGCAAACTGCTTGCGAATCTTGACCGGGTCAGTCGTGTTGATAATCAACGTCTCAATCAAATCAACCGCATCGCTCTGATTCGTGCCGTTACCAATCGCAACGCCCACCGATGGCTTTGCAATCAGGTCGTTTGCACCGTCTAGCATGCAATTAGACAGCGTACCAACTGATCCACCGACCGCTGCAACGCAGGTGCGATTAGCCGCCGCTGTAGCCTTGCTAGTGATCTTGCTATTGGTCAAGGCAAAGTCGCAAGCACTCAAAAATAATGCGTTGCTGTTTCGCGTTGTGGTCCAATCCAGGTAGGTCGCTTGGATCGATGGACGCGACGTAGGGGATGCGTAGGTTTGCAGTGTACCGCAAACGCCTAACGCATCAGGCCCAACAACAACCGGATCGGATGCCGTGCCGTTGACGATTAAAGCCCCGTAGACTTGCATAGGCAAGCCCAAGTTGCTGACTCGGACATTTACGCCAGCATCGAGGATGAGCGTACCGCCGGCACGAATAACGACCTGCGTCATCGTGTAATTGCCCTTTGGCACCGTGACCGTTTGACCAGCCTCGACAAATCGAGCTGGAAACGGAGTTTGTGCTGAAGCAACCGAACCAATCACCAACAACGCAACTGACAAAACAAAACGTAACATCTAGAAACCTTTCAAAAACAAACAAACAAAACTGAAACTGATTAACCAACCGATTACCAAGGCCGACCCTGCCCATCCTGTCGAGGTTGTGCAACTGGTGCTTGTGTTTGTTGTGGTACGCTTCGCTCTAACTTTGCGTAACCTTTGACGCGATTGACTTTCGACGTTGTGCCGTTGTAAGTGTTGTCCTTAACTCCAACGCTTAATAAGAGTGGGTGGTTGCAAAGCTGCGAAGTGTCCGAAACCTTGCGCCCAACCGTTGCTTCGCAGATCGCCTTGAGTGTGCCGCGTGCTATTTTTTGCGTGTCGCTATCAGGATGCCATAGGTTCAGATTGTCCCATAACTTCCTGCCTTGATACTCCCCTGCAATCACCTCCAGCTCAAACTCGACGTAACGATTACCGTTTCGGCTCGTTTTTTCTGTCGTGGTCGTAATGACCGCTTGGTACTTGCCCTCTGGCAATACACCAACTGGACGCGATGCTTCGTACTGGTCTAAATCGAAATCGATGTTCACTGCTATTCTCCAAACTGAATTTCACTTGCAGGATCAACCACCGATGCGGCTACGCTGCCGCTTGGCTTGATCTCGTTTTTGGTTAAATACGGATAGAAGGATGCGATTTCCATCGGCACTTCATCCGGCATACCTAAGCGGTTTTTCGCTTCGATAGATTGCATGTTATTGCAGACGATGACGCGATCTCCCTTCGCTGCTACTGTTCGCTTCCCTTCGTCGGCCTTGCGTGCAATTCGACGATGCTTGCAAAACAGCACCTCGTCACACCATTCGCTCACACAAGCCGAGCCGACGCGATGCAATGCGGGTCGGTAGTAGTTGTATCCGTCCCCTTCCGGGTCTGCAAACTTGTCAATAGTCTCATGGCAAGTCAGCACGATGTTCCGGCCTTGTTTCCACAGGTAGGTCAGACCCGCGAATACGTCTTGCCATGATTTCGCTAGGGACTGATAGCCCTTACCAAAGCCGATGTCTTCAATGGTTTTCTTGCCGTGTGCCGAAGCAACTTCGAGCATCAGCAACTTCTCCAACCAATCGACTGTATCAATCACGATTGTAGCGTAATCGGTTTGTGGTAGCTCCAACGCTAGCAGCTGCTGAAACTCTTTGTAGCTGCGGATTACGTCCGTCGAGTCGCACTCAATATCCCCGATGCCGTCTTCCATATTCAGAAATAGCGGATGCGGAAACTGACTTGCAAGCGTCGATTTGCCTACGCCCGGCTCGCCGTAAATAAGCATCCTTCGTGATCTGGATTGCTTGCCTTTGTTAATCTTCATTAAAACCTTACCTCCTCACCGAACGCTTTGAACTGCTCGGTGTTCATGTCGTAGATTTCTTGCATGCCACCAGGATCGATTGCCGACCAATCAACCTTAAAACCAGCGTCACGCATGCTTTCAAACTCTTTGTTTAACGCCGCATCGCAAAGTTCTCTTGCGTGCGTTTGCGGGAAGCGACGGAATGTCATCGCTTGCCCCTCGTCGGATGTGACCTTGACCCAGAAGCACCAGTTCACTTCGCACCGTCGCTTTCTGTTGTCTCCGCAGCCGGAACCGCATCAAACTCCCTAAGTATGCTAGGCGTGAACGTCCAAAACTCGCCATCGAACTTCATGTGTCCACATGGAACGCCACCATCCTCCCTATCGTCAGTAATCTTGATCTCGCCATGAAAAAACATCAAATTGTCTTCCGCATGGTTTGCGTCGTTAAGACACTTGAGCACGTTGGCTAGCGAAACCAAGTCTTCTTCAAAGAAACTATGAACGTATACACCTTCGTCTTTTACTTCTTCAACCACCATCCTACTCACCTCCAATTAAAAACCACAGAACCACCGCGACCACGCTTAGCACCGCGCCAAGCTCGCAAAGGTCAGATAGCATCAAGCTCATCGTCGTCGAAATCCTTCTCTTCCTGCGTTCGCAAGTCTGCGTGCATCGGCAAGCACTTACGACCCCTCATTCCTTTATTCCACGACCTGCGAATCTCTTTCGATTCTTCCAGGTAACCTTCTTTTGCAAGTTGCTTCAAAACGGCGAACTTGCAATTGTTGCAATACTTCTCGTCGCGGATTCTTGGCTTAACTCCGCATCTGTCGCAAAGTTTTTCAGCCATGATCATTCGCAATCGTCGCAATGAGTGATTCCAGCGAACAGGATCGCAGCGACACCCGCCGCGAAACCTAGGCCGAAACAACCGAGTACCGTTAAGAGCAAAGCCATCTTCAAACCTCCAAAAACTGAATGTCATCAAACTCGAAACCGTCAAGGAACAATTCCTTGAACTTGATTTCAACAAACGTCGTCATTTCACCCGCCGTCATCCCCGCAGGAATTCCAGTCGCTATTGTTCGCGTCGATGTGATTATGTCGTCACCGTTGCGGATGTAGCGAACAAAGTAAAGCTCCACCGGCTGATAGATCCTCACCGCTCACCTCTTCGGATTCGCTCGCCAAGTTGCTTGCGAAAATCTTTCGGCTTTTCGCCTGTGATCCTTGCCGCCCGATCTAGGCAAGCCTCACCGACAAATTCCGAAAGCGTAATTCCTTCAAGCGATGCCGCTTTGCGGATCGCGTCAACCCATGCTGATGGCTGAGTTGTGTCCAGTCGTGCTGTGTCGCTCACTCTGTCACCTCCACGCCGAATGGGGTGCCATCCGCCTTGATGAACAACTCAAACATTTCCTGAAAGCTGTATTCGGCGTTTCCGACAACAACGGCGTCACTATCCATCACGCTGATGCGATAAATGGCGGACTCTACCGGCTTAGCACCTTTCCATCTCAACCGCTCGTCAAAAAACGGCTCAGCCTCCGCCGAGCCAGCAAACGGTCGGAACTGCTTCGGCTTTTCGATCTTGCGGATGACGGCGTAAACATTCACGGAACTAGATACTTGCTGCCATCGCTCCGGTTTTCCCGTGGCACCGACATACCAGTCTCCAAACATCAATCGACGAAATCCCACCAACTCCCACCCATCCGGCACGCCGGGAACATTCTTGAAACCTTCGCTACTCATCCTTCTCCCCTCTCCGAATAAAATCCAAAAACTTGTGAAGATCATGCGACGCCCTCGAAAGCGTCAAGCTCAACTCAATCATCTTGCCTAAGTGGGCATGTCCAACGTGATCGCCTTTTTGCGTGTCTGGCATCAGGTCGAGTTGCTGAGCGATTGCGTCGAGCAGCATCGACGCCGTGTTTATCTGTGCGTTGTAATGGTCGTGTATGCTCAAGATGCCGCTCCCACGCTGTAAACACCTCGGCAACGGCGAACATACTCAGCGGCACTCATCGCACCTCGTTTTTCTCGCAGTGTTGCAAACGCCGCTTTCGCTTCGCGGATAGTGCGAAACTCCACTTCGTGCCATACGTCGCCATCGCTGGTAATCTTAGCGACAATCTTAGCTCTGTCCGACCAACCGCCTTTGGCAAGCCGTGCAATCACCTTCAATGGCCCTCTGATCTTGTTGCCGTGCCGTGAAAACTCTTTGCCACAAATTACAACCCACTCGTTATCAAATTTCATCGCATTACCTCCCAAGAAAACTAAAGACTAAAACCAAGACCGCTTTCGCGGTTTCGCCGTTCCCGGCTCGTCAGTTGGCTTAGCGGGTCGCCTTCCGCGATTGCATCTCGTCTACTTTTTGCTCAACGTCGTAGAGGCTATGGAAAATCCGATTGTGCCCATCGTTGAAACACACGGAAAGAGCGTAGGAGCCATTACCAGTACCGATGATCTCGGATCGCTGAACGTGGCTCTTGAGCATGTTTGTTGCTGTCTTGATCGCTGCCTTGGTCATATCTTTACCTTTTCAAAACTTGAGAAACTTGCTAGCACGTGCTAGCGATGTACAGAGAATATCGGCAATTAAAAACCGCTGCAAGACTACTAATTTCAAAACTTAGTAGTTTTCGGTCAAAAAGTGCGTTTAACCAATGAAAACACTGGGAAAAATTTATTCCGCTGAGACAATTTTTTCGTAGACGCGATAGGCTTTGCTGTACTCAAGCCCCCACAACGGCCCGTGCTGTTGCGTGTTTTCCCACTCAATCCAGCTTGCGGCATGGGCGATTTCGTGAATCAGCGTATCTAGTTGCTCTTGCTCTGTGAGGCTCGAAGAGATGCGAATCAGGAAGTGATCCGGCATCCGCCGACAGTAGCCGCAAACGCTGCTAGAGACTTTGCACCTACGCACCGAGATTGACAGCGTAGGGTGTTCCGCTTTGAGTGCGTCACGAAGTTCGCAAAACAGGTCGTTACCCATTTTGTCACTTCGCTCGCATGTGATCGAATAGCACTCGTTCTGCTTTGCCATCCCAGTAAAACCGCAACCAGTGCGAGCCAAGCGGCTTAGGCCCTAGCATCCGCTCAACCTCCCATCCGCCGTAACCATCGCCCCAAGCATCCTTATATCCGGGACAACGAACGTGTAATTGCTCGTCGTGATAAACATTGCCATGTATGCTCAGTCGCTGTCTTGTGATCGTGACTGCCCATTCATCGTGAGTATGCCCGGTCAAGACGATCTCTGGATCCGGAGTCATGACCGCGATTCGGTTTGTTTGTATCGTGCCCCGCGTTACTGGCCCGCCTCCGCCCGTGCCGTGAAAGTGATAGAGCGTCACGGAGTCCTTGGCGCTCTTGCTGCCTTCACCAACGCGAAAACGGAAGATAACCCACCCGCCGTATCCGCTCGCTTCTGTGATGCCGCTATGGGCACGCAATCGCCCCGCTAACCTATCCGTCAAGTCGGTTTCGTGTGCCTTGGTTATCGCGGTTTCGTGGTTGCCTCTGCCCATCACCGCGAAGATGTCTTTGTAAGGCTTGTAGTACTCGTAGGCCGTGTCAACTAATAGGTCAAAGTAGTTGCTACCTTGATGCTCTGGTCGCAATGCTGACTTGTCTGCTCGTTTGTCCCAACGCCCTTGCATCGCACAAAACAGATCGCCGTTGTCGATGACTGGAGCATTGACAGCTAGGGCTTCGTCGAGGTGTTTACGCTCGAGAGTTTGATCGCACTTAGGGTTATCGTGGTGGACGTCTGACCGCAATAGCACCCACTGTTCCCAGTCTTTATTCTTGGTCAACTCGCAATTGATCTCTATCACGTTGCGTTGTAGTTTGTTGAGTCTCCAGCCCATCATTCCGCCTCCAGATTGCTTTAGCCTCTTCGATGGTCAACTCGGTTTTGCCGAGTTTGCGATTAACCCAGTTGTGTAGATTGTAGCCCCAAAGCCAATAGGCGTTTGGCGATGAGAAGTCGGGCGAATTGTCCTTGCAGTAGTCCGCAAAGTCTTGCTTGCAACTGCATCCAAAAGCCGGGATAAGTAACACCCAAAGTTCATGCCATTGCGGATCGCATCCTAGATAGCCGTGCTTCTTCGCCCATGCAAAGCGGCCTTGATTTACTTTGCGCTCCTCCCTGGCCTTTAGTTGCAACTCTGCCGCGTTGTCTGGGATCGTTGGTGCGGGATGCTGCGTCAAGGATTGCCTGTCGAGCTTTGGCGTGTAGTCTTCGCGGTTTACAAATATTGTCTTCATTACGGTATTAATGTGATCTTAGTGCGAAGGAACGGAACACAAATTGAACTCAGTTCGCGGGTCGTGTAGTTCTGCGTCAGTGAGTATGAATCAACGGTATCGTACCTAGACTGATACTTCGGTATCGCTGGGTCGTTCACGGCTGTTATGCAGTTCGCACAATCCCACCAGTTACACTCGTTGCGGTCTTCAGGGAATACGCATCCCTCTTGCGGGATTAACTGAAAGCACCCTTCACCCGATAGGAAATTAGAAGACTGCAACGAGTAAAAAACATCGCTAATTCCATCGAACGTCAACTGCCCAAGCGATGCACTTCTTCCGCTATACAAATCACCCTCAACGCCCTGTTGAGCATTGGTACACTCAACATTCCCAGCGATGTCAAATTCGCAAGACTCGTCTTCGCCGTATGCTATAACTAACGCGTTGACGCAGGGAACTCCAAAGTCAAGGCAGTAGGCGCATGTGCTTAAAAAAGCATTTGCCCTGCGTGTGCCAGCTTCGTACGGGTCAACGCTTGATCCAAAAGCGAAGCATATCGGCCCTGATATTGCGGAGGGATCGTTGGTTGAGCAGAATCCTATTTCGCCGCATGGCCACCCGTCAGACGGGTCAAATATTATTTCGTTTGGTATGTCTTCCGCCGTATCGTAAACCTTATACTTGACTAGCCAATATCTAACGGTATTACCGCCAGACCATCCGTTTGTCAAAGTCGCTGCGTACTGGCAATCCGGCTCCGGGCTGTGGGACGTTGGCGTAATGCAAACACCGCCATTTATCCCCTCGCAGCAAGCATGGACGCCAGATGTGGAGTAACTGTATGCAAGACTGTCGTACGTTGCACCGGATATAAAAATGTCGATTCCTTGAGCGACCTCAACGACATACTTACACTCAACGTCTCCTCCTTCTTCGCATATCATTTCGCGTTGATAAATGGCAACCCTGAATTCACTTCGGGAGTAATTCACTGAGTCCCATGCACCGATTCTTTTCTGGGCAGTTTTAATCACCGTTCCGCAATTCAAAACCTCGTCGCAAACATCAGCCGCGCTTACTAGCGGGAATTCATCGAGAAAGGAGCATGTATTATCTGTTTGCTCTCCGAATCCCATCGGAGGATCCATCACGTATTTCTTGCTCTTCGTGATCTTCGTTGACACCTGAACCGATTCATCGGCTTGATACATGAATGTCTTTCGGCATTTCGATGAGTAGCCTGGAGTTCTATACCAGTACGCAACGTTGCAGCAATCGCTAGATGAAAAACCCACCGTGACGCCGTCGATAGGCTCAGACGGAAACTCGTCGTAGATTTCCGTGTATATGTCGATCTCGACTTGCGATGCAATGTCTGCAAGTTCTTCCGCTGTCAAGCAGCATTCCGCGCACCCGCATTTTCCAAAACAACCCATCTAGCAAATCTCCACTGCGACCCACTTAGCATCGACCGGAAAGATCATCACTGTAGCATTTGCCGCAATCGGCGTTGCTGTTGGTGCCCACGCCGTATAGGTCACGCTTCCGCTCGTCCAGTTGCCTGATGCCGGTTGCTTCGCTGTGACCGTGCCGCTTAAATTCGCCGGTATGCCGCCACTTCCAGCGATGGCTAATAGAGGCGTTTCACATGCGATTAGACGAACGCAATCGGTTTCAACGTCATCTTCGCCGAGGTACGTAAAGACGCTCCCCTTGCCCA